CATCAGCGGTGAGATACGGGGTGATGTTTAGTCTCATCATGCTGCCTCGTAGTAATGGTTCCAGTAGAAAGCGTCGCCGGTCGCCCATGTGAAGGGAACATTGGAGGCAACATCAGCGTTGAACGCATATGTGCCACCCGCTGCATGAGTAACGAGCCTCATCGTGCTCCCACCCAGATTGATCGCGGTTCCCCAAGTGATGGTTGAGCCGTCGTAAAACGAACACGGAGAGTTGGTTGTGAGAATTCCTCCAGTTGCGGCGATTGGCAGCGACACATCTAGCGGCCCTGTCATAGAGAAACCACTATGTGTAATGACATAACCCCAATAATGCACGAACTTTCCGACTCGGGCATATTTTGCGACGACAGTTGACGTTCCTTTGGTGAAACCTCCAAACGTGACCGACGAGGAATAGTCGGTGTATGTCCCGATTGCAGCACCGCCGATGCGTAGGTCGCCGGTGGCGTTGATGTCACCGTTGACATCCAACGTGTACGACGGCGTAGTGTCATTGATACCGACATTGCCAGACGAGTCAACCGTCACTCTAGTACTGCCACCAGCAATGATTCGCGCCTCGTTGCCAACAGCACCGATAGCCACATAACCCTCGCCTGTGGTTGCTGAGTCCTGAATGTCAATGTATGAACCAGACACCGATGATTCAGCACGGATTGGTCGGTTATCCGAACCAGTTACATGCAGAGGGTGGGCAGGTGTCGCTGTGCCGATGCCGACCCGCTCGTTCGCGTCGTCAATATGCAGAGGCGCACCATCTAACAGGGCCGTCTCAATCGCCTCCACAGCATCATTGATATCGGCGTGCTGCTGGTCATGCGGAGGATTATCCAACGTGTCCCCCGACGTAGGATTCGTGAACGCATCCAACGAACCAGGAAAATTAGTAGCCATCAGCTCACCCCCATGTCAGGCATCGGCGGGTCATCACGCAGATCGTACGGTTCCAGATGGACACCACAACCACCACACTCCACGAAATCGTGCGTGCCAAGCACGTTGTAGTCAATGCCACCGTTCGGGCAGTCGTCGTCTGTACAGGTCACGGTAACCATGTCATGCCGCCTCGTAGGTGAAGGTCATAACGACTTCATCATTAGTAGCGAATGTAAATGGGCTTGTCGCACCGACGGCATTGCTTGATGTGTAAGCCATAATTTTATCGGTCGCGCCGCCATAAAACGAGGCTTGGCCTATGTATACGGTGGCAGGACTTGCGTCGTACAAACGAGCGACTCCTTGGGACATGAAACCGTAAAGACCTGCCCGTGCTGTAATACCTGATGGCAGCGACCAATAATAGATGCCTGTTCCGTTGGTGGCGGTCGACCCGCGTATGAACAAAATTTGCACCCATACAAGTTTGTTCATTTTGATGTAGCGGCCACTAAGCGTTGAGTTTCCTAACGTCGGAGCGGTTCCACTACTTGTCCAAGTCGGCGTGTATGTCGTCGAGGTGTCACCGATAGTGCCCGCACCCACACCCAACTTCGCCTGCACCGCTTCCATCGCATCATTCAAATTCGCGTGCTGATCCGCATGAGGCACCGACACAGAATCCAACGCATCAGAAGCAGACGGATTCGTAAACGAATCCAACGAAGAAGGGAAATTAGTCGCCATCAGTCCAGAGTCAAAGTCAACGAAGTGATCTGGAACGTGTCCCCCGCAACCACCGCAGCCGACGACGCCAACGCCCCCGACCACAACGCATTACCAGAAGACAACGCATCCCACAACGACCAATGCGTATACGTCTCAGTCGCAGCAACACTCGTCCACTCAACAGTCCCAGACGACGCCATCGACCCGCCAGACGCAGCAGAAAACGACACAGCCTTCCGCGCCGTCTCCGTCGCAGCGTTAGCCGTACCATCCTCACCAGGATCACCAGTATGCAACTGCAAATAAGTGCCAGCAGACGCATACGACGTGCCAGATGTGGCATCCAGCAACTTGTTTTCCAAATAGTTTGAAATGCTCATCAAATCACTCCAGGTGGTCTAGACCGCACCCGTCATTGTAGCACCAAACCGACCCCCACAACGGCAAAAGCCCCCCGCCGAAGCAGGGGGCTGATGCCTGAGGGAACTCGGATCAGGCGTTCGCACCGATCGAGGACGACGACTCAATCCGGCGAAGCGAAGCCTCGCGGAACCGGCCGTAGCCACCGAGCCAGTACCAACCGATCGGCTGGAAACGCTCCAACGTGTCAACGACGGGGCCGCGCACGATCGAAGGGTTCGGGCCGTTGCCATCGGTGATCGAGTGGGCCTTGGCGAGAGCCTGACGGCCCATGACCAGGGTGCCGTATGCGTCCACGTTGGATGCACCGCCATCAACGAACAGCGGGGCGCGAGGCGTCTCAATGAAACGGATACCCTCAAACGCGCCGATCTCACCGTTGTAAATCATGTCGGTGTCAACGTACACATGCGGGTCGCGCCATGCGGCAGCACCAGTCTCCGAACGCAGGTCATAGGACACATCCGGGTGGATGTAACCCATGTACAAACCGTTGAACGTCGGGACGTTGTCGCCACGAAGTTGTGCGGTCACCTTACGGAGGTCGTCAGCTGCAATGATGTCTTCAGCGGCGATGGTCGCACGCGAAGTCGGGTCGGTTGCGCCGCCCGTCGCGTAGTTGACGTTGCTGCCTGCTTCAAGAACACTACGAACCACGCTGTCAATCGAGATACCAGCGTTGTAACCAACGACGTTGGCGGCAACGGTATCGACATCGAGGAACGAGGTGCCACGCAGCTTGGCGGTGGTCAGCACCGCGTTGCCGTACTCAGCGAGGGTCACGCTGACCTGGCTGTCGCTCATGGCGACGGCGGTCACATCGCTCGTCTCGGTCAGAGCCGTAGTTGCGGCTGCGAGGTCGTTGAAAATGGTGAAAGTCACCGTGGAACCGGGCATCGACTGGTTGGTCGGCTGCACGTCGGCGACAGCGTCGAACAACAGCTCTGAACGCAGCGCGAAGAACGCGATACGATCAAATGCCGCCTGGTCGACGGAGAGGGATGAAGCCTGAGTATAGGCCATGATGGAGTCCTTCCGGGATGGTAGCCCCGGTTAGGGGGCTAGAGTGCTTGGGCTTTTGCTTCGGCCAGCAACTGGTCAACCTCTGCCGGTGTTTTGGCTTGGCTGATGCGCGTCACGAAATCGACTGGGGCTTCGCTTGACGAGTCTGCTGCCATCTGCGTGGAACGATCCCACGTTTGGGCTTCAGACTTGACCTGCTCGGCCTGTGCGTCTTTCACGATTTGCGCTTCGATCGCTGCTTCTCTGATCGCGTCTGCGGTGAGGTCGCCGTCGTAGCCCTTCATAAAGTACTTGGAGATCGGAAGGTTCGGATCTACTCCGGCCTTCACGAACGCCAGTTCGCGGGCTGCTGCGGATGCCTCGTCGGCTCGCGCTTTCAGTTCAGCGTTTTCGGCTTCTAGCTGCTTCATCCGGTCGCGTAGCGGATTGCGGCCTGCCTCGTCATCGCGGTCGATGTCGCTGTCCATATGTACACTCCTTCGCCCAACCGTCACCCGGAGGCAGATGACGGTGCTGCATATTTCTCCCGCTGTGCGGGGTTCCTGCCATATCTTGGCATCGTCAGAAATTGTAGCACAAGATGTTGTGTGTTATTGCAACCCTGTGACTTGTCCACCGGCACCTTGGGCGAACCCGCCGCCACCTTCGAACTCTGCTTGCCGGCGTCGTTGGCGTTGACGGAGACGTTGTGCTGCTGCCGGATCTGTTCCGAACACGGCACCTAATTGTTCTTCGCGGGTGAACGCGCCGTCTTGTTCGCCTGTGGTGGGTTGGAACAGTTCTTCGGCTTGGGTGATTGCTGCTGCTCCTGCGCGTGCCTGCTGCTCTGTGATGCCTTCTTGGGCGAGGCGTTCGGCTTCTTCGGTTGTGAGTTGCATACCGGCCTGTGCGGCTCCTGCGGCTGTCTGAGCGGCTTGTGCGCGTTGCAGCAGAACAGGGGTGGCCTTCTCTGGGTCGAGGAAGTATGCGGCGAGGTCGCCTTCGCTGACCCCGTACAGTTCTTGCATTTGGGCGATGACGGTCGGATCGGCGAAACGTACAGCTTCGTAGCCTTGGTTGACTCGTTCAGCGAGTTCTGCGCGTGATACGTCGCCAGCGATCAGATTTTGGAAATCTTCGTAACTGTCGTAGAAACCTGCCGGAAGACCGGACGCACGCATGTACTGCCGGTAGTCGTTTTCTAGTTGAAGGTATTGAGGTTCCGACAACACGTTGAGTCCTGCGTCACGTCGGAGTTTGTTCGCATAGAACCGTTGCTCGTATTCGGGCTGTTGACGGATCTCGCCAAGCAACACGTTCGTGTCAACCACATCCCTTTGAGTGATGATGTTCCCAACAAACGTCGTGAGTTCTTCCAGCCCGTACATGCGGAGCAGATCGTTGATTACGTCGTACGCGGACTGTTGAGTTTCTGTCATGCTCATTGTTACGCCTTCCCGAACAAGTTCGCCAGATCGTTAGCAACCTGGTACGCCTTGTTTCGTGCTTGATCGGTGTACTCGTAACCAAACGAACGTGTTTGCCGAATGTAATCACCGAACTCTGTGAACGACATCGGGCGTTGCTCGCCGCGTTCATCCTGGTAGGTCAACGCTTTGACGTACTCGGACTGGGTGAAATCGATTTCGTCAGGGTCGATTTCCAGCAGTCGTGCCGCCTGTTCACGGTACGGGTCAACGATCTGTTGGAAGGTTTCGCCGGCGTCGAGACGATCAGACACAGACGGGAACAGGTTTTTCGCTTGGGTGAGTGCGTACTGTTGGAACGTATCTTGTGTTTCTTGGCCGACAGCGATCTGGTTGACGAATTTGTTGAACGTGTTGTCAGATATGGCGATGCCGTAGTCGTTCGCGGTTTGACGTAGTTGTTGCCCGATGTAACCGGCGCGGAGCTGGGATACGCCTGCGGTGGATTGGGTTGCTACGTCGCCGATGGCGTTGAGTAGGAACTGTTGTGTCCATCCGAGTCGGAGGCTGTCGTTGGCGAGTTCGTTGAGGGAGTCTGCGCCGAGCCGTACCCCGAACGAGTCGAGGGCGACTTGTCGGATGAGGGCGACACGGTTGTCAATCTGGGTTTGTTGTGACGCGGGGTCACGTTCACCGTTGATGTCCCATTCGCGGGCTGATGCGGTGGTTTGTTTCCACCAGTTTGTTTGTTCTAGCCGTGCTTGGAATTCTTGTTCGGTGAATCCTTCAGCGATCGCGTCTTCTAGTAGTTCGGCGATTTCGGGGATGTTGCGGACAATGGCGTAGTAGCCGGGGTATGCCTCGCGTGCTGCGTCTCGCCAATCTTCGGGGATTGCCTGGTCGAGCGCGGTTGGTGCCTGCACCCCGCTGCCCAAACCACCCGACACGGAACCTCCGGTGACACCGCCACCTGTCACAGACCCGTCTGTCTGCACCGTTGGGTCGTCTGGAGGATTGTCGCCGTAGTATTCCATTACGGCTTCTTCGTCAACGATGCCGGTTATGCCTTCGCGCAACAAGGCGAACACGGCGTTGAGGCCGACAGGAATGGCTGTGGGTTCTGCTTGTGTAGCCTGCTGGGGTTGCTGCGGTGCGGTGTACCGAAGGTTCGTGTTACCAGGGATTCCAGCGACACCAGCGGCCATGAAGAACGGAGAAGTCGCTCCAGCAGGGGCTGCTGCTGCACCGGCTACTCCTGCTGCACCTGCGTATGCGCTGTAATCGGGATCGGTACTGGGTCGCGTGCCCGTCGCACCTGGAACACCTGTTACGCCGGCAGCACCCGCATATTGGCCGGGTTTCGGTGCGGGCGTGATCTGCTGTGGAACCACACTCCAGTTTTTGACGTACTGGTCAACTTTGTCTTCGTCAAGTTCCACATCTGCGAGGCCGCGACGTTCCGCTTCAGCCTTTGAGATGTAAATGATCGTTGATTGGACAGGGTCGTAGTAAGGACGCAACCGCCGGTTGTAGTTGTAATCCTCGAAAACAGAAATGTCTTCTGCGAACTCGGTATATTCGCGGACTTCGTCAAGACCGAAATCTTCTGCTGGTAGCAAACCTTGTTGCTGGATGATTTGTTCTGCGCGAGCTGCGAACCTGCTCGGGTCTGTGGTGGTTGCGGAAAACTTTGCTAACGCTGTGAAATCTGGCGAGTTCGGGTCACGGAGCGCGTCCATGATGATTTTGCGGTCGGCTTCATTGAGGCCACCGCCGCCAGTCCGGTAAAACCGTTGGAATTGCTGGTTGAACAGGCTGAGTGTTGCGCCGATCGCGGGGCTGACGACTGGCATAGCGGAGCCGTCAGCCGGTGGAAGAATGTCTGGGTAGTTATTGCCGGGGCGCGGCGGGATGTCATTGGTGGAACTTGGGCCGCCACCAACTGCTCCGGTGCCGACTGCATTGTTCGGAGAATACTGCGCGTAGGTTGGCAACCCAGCAACTTCGGGTTGCGACGGCTCAGGATTCTGTTTGGCGTCGCCTTGGATGCCATAGATAGCCCGGAGATCGTCGCCGTAATCGTTGGGGTTTTTGACGACATAACGAAGTTGCCCTAGCCGTTGACGGTCTGCGCCACCAAGATTGTTGCGGACAGCGTCGAGAGCGTCGCGGACAGCGTTTGTAAACGGCAGATCGTTTCTGTCGAAATTTTGCGGGTTCAGCAGGTATGCGGCAGCGTCTTCGTTTAGAAGATTGGCTATCTGGCGAAGGTATTCAATGTCGGTCATCAGATTCTGCTCCTAAGACTGCCGGCCAACTGGTCAAAGAAACCAAGGAAACGGTAAGCGTTCGCCTGTGACGGATCGACACGTTCCGCGAACGTCTGCGCTGCCGTGCCAACACTCGGTGCGGAAGTGACCACACCAGAACCTTCCATCGCCTGCTGGTATGCGACTTCTTGCTGCTGATACGACTGGACAAACTGGTTGAGTTCGTCGGCGGTGAATTTGCGTCCCAGCACACGCCGAGCTGATTCGTCCGCGACCGCACGGATATCGTCCGGTGACGTAACCCGATAACGGGGCGCGTACACCTTTTCTTCCTGCAACGGCGTCATCGATTCCAGTTTCGTCAACGCGGTTTCCCAGTCACGACCGATGTTGTTGCCGAGTTCCATGAGGAACCCGAGAGCGTTGATGTATTGGGTGGGGGTGTTGACCGAAATGCCGCGTGCATCCATACGGTCTTGGATGGTGGCGCGTTGCTGCTCACTCATTCCGAAAAACGTCTTCGTCGGGTCGTTGTTCAAGTTGTAGTAGTACGGCTGGTTGCCGGGGCCGATCACAAGTTGGCCGTTGCGGTCAACAATGCCTGGGCCGGAGTACGACGCGTTGTACACACCGTTGACGTATGCGGGACGCGGATCGGGGTTGTACGGATCTTCTTGGATGTACGCGGACGGGACTGACGGCGGCGCAAGAATGTCTTCTTCTGGCTGCTCGCCGTCGGTTTGGATTACTGGGATGTTGGTGTCGTCGTTACTCATTGCAGTACATCCACTTCGTCGTAGAACACTCGCGTATAGACGCGCTGGAACTCTGGGTATTTCCCGGCGAGTTGATCGCCGTATTGTCTAAGAACTTGTCGGAGGTCTGCATTTGCTTTACGTCCGAGCAAGCCTTGTGTCTCTACACCATTATTACGCAGAATTGCTTCCGCGAGGACTTGTTCACGGTAGTTGATGTATAGGCGGGCGGGTTCTGCGACTTCGTTGCCGTCAAGCAGAGGGCTTCGGGCTGCGTTGATGACTTGGTCAAGGATTTGTGCGCGTTCCCGAATGTTGATCGGGGCGAACTCGAAACCAGGAAGGTTGCGTTCCAGCATGTCGCGGTACAAGCCGAGTTCGATTTCTGCTGCATCGGACAGGTTTTGGGGCAGGTTGCGGACGGCGTCCATGTAAAGGGCTTTGCCGACGACTGCTTCTGCATCTTGCCGGATTTCTGCTGGGTCGGTGATCTTCTCGCGTGTCCCGCTCTCGATTTGGCGCAGATACGTTTGCAGGTCGAACTCGGTGCCGATTGGAGCGAAGTACCCGTACACGTCTTTGTGCGCCCGCATGATGTCACCGTTGCGTCGTTCCCAGTCGCCGAACTGTGCAGAAGCATCAAGACCTTGGGTTTTAGTGCGGGTTTTACCGACGGTGTACATCATCATGTCAGGGCCGAACGTCCGCAGGAAGTCAACTACCGCGTTTTCGTAGTCGGATTCCTGCATGGCGCGGAACGTCGCAGAAAGCAGCGCGTTCGGGATGTAATCACCCTCGATGTCGTACTGCTTATCTTCAACGGTGATCGTTCCATCGAATTCGGTGGGGATGTTGAACTGGATGCTGCCTCGCACAGGGCCAAGGTATTGGGCGAAACCACGGTATGCGAGCAGGTACGCAGCGACTGAGTCGGCGTCAGCGTCGAGGCGTGCCATGTCTTCTTCGTTGGTGTTGTCGTAATCACCGGACGTGAACAAGGCGCGGTATGCGTCCATTTTCAGGTCGAGGTACAAACGGTCGTTGTCAGGGTCAGCTGAGAACGCTTCGTACACTTTCTCCAACCAGGCAGGGGCGATGGTGCCGATGCCGAGGTCTTCCGTACCGAACGGCGAAACAAGTTCCATCAACTGGTCGTATTGAGGTTTGTTGCCCAACCATTCTTTGGCGGGGATCTGCACAGCAGGCCCGAACCCTGGCAGCACGTTGAACGACATTGACAGCGACCGGACAGGAGCAACAAGTTCCGGTTTGATATCACCAAGGTTCTCGGAGATGCGTTCGCGTGCCAGCAAACCGGCACCGCCGACTATCGCTGCGCCAGCCAACGCGCCTCGTACCGGGCTGGCACGACCCAAGAATGTTTCGCCGAGAACCGCGCCAGCACCTGCGCCGACAAACGGGATCATCCAATCGGAGAACGGATAGTTGAACACAAGTTCGCCGGTCACAGGATCTGGGTACACGAAACCTTTGCCGTCACCGTCGGGATCCATGTCGCGGAACCCTTGAGCTGACACACCCATGTTCTTGATGCGGTTCGGTTTCAACAGAACCTGCTTGTAGTACAACTTTGTCATTTCAGCCCATGCGGGGCCGAACGGTACGGCGATGCGGAGGATGTCCGCGAAGTTGTTTTTGTCGGCAGCATTGAAGAACACACTCTTGGTTTCTTCTAGGGCGAACGCTTTTGCTGCGATGTCAAGTTGGTCGTTGTCGAGGGCGTCGTCAAAAATGGTGTTGTCTTCGGCACGGGCTTTGATTTTTTCCCACAGTTCACGCGACCCGACGTACCTTGCGGCATATTCATCGTCAAAGATTTTTTCCGCTTTGGCAAGCTCATCGTTGGCTTCGTCAACTAGGCGTTTGTACTCGGCATCGTCAATTTCGACACCGTTCCAGAAACGCTTACCTTCCTTGTTTTTCTTCGCTGCTTTCAACGCGTAGACACGGCGTTCTGCAAGATCAACAGTTCCTTGACGGACATTGGCGATGATGTCGCGTGCGGTGCCCTGTTTGATGCCCCACGCGCCCTTATCGCCGATCAGATCGTTGATACGCAGGTAGTAATACTTGCGGAACACAGGGGAACGGTTGAGGAACGCTTCTTTCTTGCCGAACACGTTTCCAAAAAAATGGTCAATCGTTTTGCGCCATGCATCTCCAACAACTGTTCCGGTTTTCCCGAATCGCACTTGGTCAACAGGGACAGGTGCTTTGACCAGATTTGGTAGGACAGCGTCGGGGTCGTTGACGAGCCGGCCGATCTCGGCAAGCATTTCGTCGGAATAGTCGAACGAGTCCACATCTAGCGCGCCGATGCCGGTGCTGTCCAAGAACCCTGGCTTGACTTCGCCGGCCTCATCCAAGAATGTTCCATTACGAACCGAATTAGCGATCATCGACATGAGCGCGTTGTTGCCGCCAGTCACCTGCTCCAGACGGGTGACGATCACGTCGTTGAGGTACACCGACAGGTTTTCCAGATCGACGTTGCCTGCTTCATCTACAAAGTTGATGCTGCCTCGTACCACTTCGTCTGTGTCTTGGCGACGTATGCGTTTGTTTTGCCACAGCGAGTTGATGCGTTTCAGTTCTTCTTTGCCTTGACCGGGGCGGGTGCCGTAACGAAACACGAAATCGGAGTCGGTGGCGGCGTCTCCGGTCAGCCAGCGGCGCATCGCGTCAACGGCTTCTTCGCGGCTGCCACCCATTTCCATGATGTCTGCTGCGATGCGTCCAAGCGGGGTGTTCGCCATCAACCGAAGTTCGTTAGCGACACCACGCACATAATCCATGTTTTGTGCTGCTTCGCGTGGGCGGGCGATCAGACGGTAATGGCCGCTGCGGAACCCTGCTTTTTCAACGTCGGCAATGTCAACGGCTTCACGGGGTTTCGCGTTTGTCGCTTCGATGAAGTCGAGGTTGGTTCGGCGTCCTGCGAAAGCAGCGTTTTCTGCGAATCCTGCACCGTTGACATCACCAGCGAATGTGCGACCGGACACGGCACGCATCCATTGCAGCGGGTGCAACGGGCCGGACTTGATACCAGGTGTTGCCATTGACCGGATGACGGACTCGATCATGTTGCGGAACATGTACCCGCCGGTCATCAGCGTTGCGGGACGCCAAATGTCTTGCTGGATTTTGTCCATCAACGCTGTCAACAAGTACGGGTCGCCCCACTTCTCAGGGTCTTTCATGCGTCGTTGCCAAAGAAATTCGTAGCGTGCGCTGGCGCGACGGACAGCACGGGCGTCAGGCATGTAACCAGCGAATTTACGCATCTCTGACGGGAGGTGTGCTGTTGCAGATATCAGATCGCCTTTAGCGTCGATAATGACTGCGCCGTCTTCGGTGAAGTTCAAACCTTTGATGACAGCGGTGTTGCCGGATTCGTCAATGGTGCCGAACAGGTCGTATTCGCCGACATCGCTACGAAACTTGCCGAACACGTCACGATGGAACTTTTGTTGCGCTGCCAGAGCAGCCGTGTCCTCTGCTGTCGCTGTGCCGTCTTGAATACGTTTGCGTGCCCGACGACCAACTCGTTTCAAACTGAGTTCGCGGATCACAGCGTCGTCTAACGCTTTCATTGCGTCTTGGATGTTGCCGTCAACGCCGCGTGACAGCAAAGCGCGGGTCATTGTGCGAAGGATCTGGTCGCGTTCTGCGGTGCCGACACGCAACGTGCGGAGATAGTTGCTGGCGTTCTCGATGGTTTGTGTTAGGTCACGGATGTCGTCCGAAACGACAACCATTTCGCGGCCTGCGACAGGTGCAAAGTTTCGTGCCCACCACGACTGGTAGCCCTGTTTGATTCGGGAAGGCAAGATTTTGCCGGCGATGCTGCGAGAGTCTTGGATGCCGAGGCGTGCGCGGCTGCGGTCGGCCATACGTCCAATACGGATGTCGTCGGTGCGTGCTAGACCTTCTAGGCCGAGGCGGTCTTTCAGCAAGTCGTCAACTTTGTCAACGGTGTCGGCTTCGACAACACGCAGCCAGAAGTCGGCGTCTGCGTTGCGGAACATGTCTTTGGCTTCTTCGATGCTGTTGACGTTGACGAGGCGTTCTTTGACAGCCTCGCCTTGGCGTGAAGTCAACCAACGGCCAACAGAAGAACGATCAATGTGCGGACGGCTGGAATAAGTGACGCCAGCTAGACGGGCACGTCGAGAACCCGGAATTGCGACTATGCCACGACCGGCACGCAACACACGTTCCGTCGCGGCAGCAGCCTCATCAGCTTTGCCGACCGTACGGCCAACACCGCGAGCAGTTTTCGTTACCGCTTTAGAACCGGGGATTGACGGGACAGCGATAGCAGCGGCAGCATCAAGTAGCCCAGATGTGATGTTGTACGCCTGCGAATCTGGGTTGAAGAAGTTGTTTGCGAACCCGCGCCCTAACGTCCATGCTTCACCGTTGATCGTGCCACGGTATGCGCGGGCGTTTTCCTCTTGGAACTCTTTCGCTGCTTCACCGATGAAATATCCGTTGCCGGACTCTGCGCCAGACAACAACGCACCCAGATCGGTTGAAGCGAACAAACCATCGAACACACCTTTAGTTGGTGCTTCGTAGTCGCCATACCCGAAACCATCTTGGCCGGGGATCTGGCTCACACCCGCTTGCAACCCTTGATATTGGCGAGACGCCAAGTTCGTCAACGTCTGAGGCACAAACTCTAAACCGGCAAGACCCCACTTGGTGCCGGTCTTCAACGCTTCAAAACCTGTTTCGGTGATCTTGTCCCACCAGTTCTTAGGTTCTGGTTGACGTTCGATCGCGGTTTGCCCCATGAACTGGACGCTGTCCACAGCCATCTGGCTTGCGTCCTCCAACGACATGGTGCCCTGCTGCACCTCCATCGCCAACGGATAAATCAGTTCTCCTGGTGCATTCGGGGCGAACGCGACAATGTCATCAATGATCTGAGCTTGCTGTTCGTTCGCTTCGCGGACATACCGCAAAACGTCGTATTCTTCTTCAACGAGTTCGCGACGTAACTGCTGCTCGTCGTCGTACAGCGAGTCCTCAACACCCATCAGAACTGCATATCCGTGTATCGGCGCAACAGAAGACGCAGCCCTTCATTTGGGTGTTTGCGATACAACTGGATCAACCGTTGCTGAACCTCATCTTCACGGATGAAACGCGGTCGGATACCAGCCTGCATCGAGTTAGGGCCGGGCCCGAAATCTGCGCCAGCGGTGATCGGTTCGTCTGGGCGTTCCGTTGGGCGTCCCAACGCGCCGTTACCGCCAGGGCGAGGACGAGCCTGTGCACCCATCTGCTGACCCTGCACGACAGCAGGAGGTGCCCCCGGTGGGACAGCCTGCTGTGAGCGTGCCTGCGACGCACCCTCGCCGTAGGTTTGGCCGGTGAACCGCACCTGACGGGTAGCGGCATCACGAAGATCGCTGCGATTCGGGTATGAGCCTGTGTCAGACATTTACGCTCCCAACTGTGCAAGCAAACCTTCGATGCCACCAGCACCGGGGGGAGGTGCAGCCATCGGTTGTTCCGCGCCCATACCGGGCATTGCCAAACCAGGCATCGTTTCCGGTGCCATCGCTTCGGCTTCGGTGGCTTGACGTTCGCGTGCCTCCTGGTCAACCTCTGCGACAGCGTCAAACAATGATTTGTTTTCAACCATTACCTTGCGGACAAGAGATGCAAGATCGGCAGGCTGGTATGGGCCGTCTGGCTGTGACGCCTGCTGCTGGATTGATGCGAGCAGCGCGGCCTCGACACCTTCGGAGGTGATCCGGTCGTGTTCCATCTCTGGATCGTCAATCAACGGGTCGGCTTCGCGTGCCGACTCTTTCGACATCATGCCGGTGCCCATCCGCTGACCCAAACCGATAATGAGGTTGTTCACGTCGGAACCGGCAGCGGAGTACGACACATGGTGGAAATCGGTTTCCCACAGTTTGTTCGGCGTATAATCCGCTTTGTCAACATTGGCGCGACCAGGAATGAAGAACGACTTCTGCTGGTTACCGAAATACGCTTTATCGACAGCGATAGCAACTTTGTCTTCCTCGAGCAGCGACGACGCCAAAATCTCCTGTGCTTCCTGCACACGGAAATCAACCGTTGCGGACAGCACGTTCTCACCTCGCCGGCCAGTACGAATGTTCGTGCCTGACTCGCCGCCGAACTCGGCAGGGATCGCACCTTCCAAACGCTCCTGGCGTTCAATCCTGTCCAACGCCTGCTCAGTCTTGTAACCGGGGTTGACCTGCTGAATCTGAAGGTCGCCGCCCTTGACGATACCGAGCTGACCTGTCTTGCCGTCCGCGATCTGGATTAGTTCGGGGTTCTCGCCAGGACGTGCAACAAGATACTCGTCAGGGAAGATTCCTCGTTCGATAGCGATTTCGGTGAGTGCCTGCAAACGTGCCCGCGTGTAGAACATGCCGAGCATGTCATCGAACTGTCCGCGTGGCTGATCGATCGTGATGCGTTGCGGAACGACCGCCATCGGCATCCCAGTCCGGTTGTTGACACGTTCCAACTCCATTACTTCCATGCCGGCGCGTTGCGCGGGTGGAAGCATCGGGTCGTCGGGTGCGCCCAGCACACCGATCACCATGTGTTCCGCGTCAACGTATTCGATAAGGGTGAACATGGTATCGGGATCGGGGTCGCCGACACGCAGTTTGCCGTCAATCATCGGGCCGTACATGGCGACCAACCATTGGTACGGTTTGCGGTAGGTGAAGATCACATCGTCCGGCACCGGATTGTCGAGATCGTCCGATGGTGCAGGGTAGGTGTCGAGCGGGTTGCGGAGATGCCATTTCGGCATGTTTGTACGGAAACACGGTTTCACGATGACAGGTGACGTGCTGTAGCCGAGCAGATGTCGGCTGCGGCGACGCAACTTCATGTTCATCCGGTTGTG